CTTGCCAATTCATCAGCTAATATCTGTCCGTTAATATCTGTATCTGTTGCTAGTATTATCCTATCTATTCCTTCAAACTTATCTTTATCATCCCAAACATACTTAAACCTTTTGTCCTCTGAGGGGTCAACCTTTGAGTCTGTGATTTTGTTTGGTGCTCCATTTGGTACTGAATAAACCATTATGTTGCTGTGATTTTTAAAGGCTTCCATAATTGCCAAACAATCCATTTCTCCCTCTGTAATTACTAGAGTCTTTTCTATCGTTGGCAACTTTTCATTATGGACTTGCCTACCCCATAACCTAGTCGCATTGTTATCCCACCAAAAATCCTTTGACCCATTTGCACTTCTCCATTTAACCGCAACTGTCTCGTCTCCCTCGGTAAAAGAAAAACCTATGACTGGTTTATTATTTTTTTTACCCAGAACGCAACCAGATGCATTTGCCGTTTCAATACTTATCCCTCGCTCCAACAACCATTGCTCCGCCTGTTTATCAGGTAGTGGAAGATTGATTGGTTTCTTCTTTGGCGTGGGTGTTTCTGTTTTTACTATCGTCATTTTTGCTCCTTGATTTTTAGCGATTGCTCCATTTATACCGCAATGATGACAATGATATATAATTGTTTCTGCGTTTATATTTATTGATAAGGGCGTGTCCCTTTTCTTTTTTCTCGAACTTCCACAGCTAGGACAAGTCAATTTATATTGCCCTTGCTCATAGCCATTTGTCTTTGAATTACTGTTGATATGATTTTTAATATCATTTTTCTCTTGACTCTGCATATAACCTCCGTTTATGCTCTTTATATACTTACTACTAAGTATGTACTTATTGTTAAAAACTTAGTAAGTATATTACCTACTATGTAACCCTTCCACGAACGAACTATCTATAACTTTTGCTATGTCATTGGCTAATTTTTTTCGTGATAGTAAAGGATATTTATTCAATTCTTTTATACTTAATAATATTGTTTCTAAATGGATTTTATTTCTAAAACATAGAACTTTAAAATCATCTGATATAAAATAAGAGAGTGCCTGATTAGATAAATTCTCGTCCTTACTAGCAACATCTCTGACTGCTTGCTTTACAATTAAAGAATCTAATTTCGTTAAGTTAATCTCCATAAACAAATCTTAATGTATCTCTTGCACATTTGCAACACATCAAGTAAACTTCATTCAGACATCATAAAAGTTGGAGCGATTATGGAAATGAATGAGTTTGATAAGTTAATGGCACTTCTACTATTTGTAGGAGTTAAGTAATTGAAATATAGCAATGTAAATAACATACCGCAAGAAATAATCAGAGCAGTATCTAATGATAGTTATTCTAAAGGTGCTTCTACTATTTCTGTTACTGGCTTATTACAAAATCCAAGAATTAGAATACTTAAAGAAGAACATGACGATAAAATCGTTGTCGATGTCTCTAACGAGATTTGGAAGCTATTAGGTCAAAGTGTCCATACTATTATCGAACGAGCTAACGAGAGCAACACAGACACTATAACGGAGCAAAGAAACTTTGCAGTAGTAAATGGGTGGACGATAAGCGGACAGACAGACAGCATATCTATCGAAGAAAAAATCTTAAAAGATTATAAGGTCACTAGTGTTTGGTCAGTTATGTCAGCGACCAAAGACGGAAAGCTAGAATGGGAACAGCAATTGAATTGTTATGACTGGCTCACACGAAAGAACAACCCTGAAATTATTATTAACCAGTTAAATATAATTACAATCAACAGGGACTGGAGCAAAAATCAGATGCTGAGAAGTAGTGGCGACTATCCAGTTGCACCAGTTAGCGTGATTCCGATCCCAAAATGGAGTAACGAAGAACAAGAAGAATTCATAAAAGAAAGAGTTTCAATTCATCAAGAAGCAGAAGCTGATTATCTAATCAGTAAAAAACTACCTTTGTGTAGTGATGTGGAAAGGTGGAGAAGGAAAGATGCTTATAGGGTAATGAAGAAGGGTAGGAAGTCTGCCTTGCGTGTGCTAGACACACAAAAATTAGCCGATGAGTATTTAAATGGTCATGATGACAAAGCTAAGTTGAGTATAGAGTTTCTTAAAGGGGAAGCTATACGATGCAAGGATTATTGTGATGTGGCTGAATTTTGTAATCAGTATCAAATGGAGAAAACTAATGGCTGATAAAGAACTAACTTATAAAGATGTATGGCAAACACTATCCAAGGTGGATGTGTCTAAACATACAGAAGAAAAAATGAAATTGACATACTTATCTTGGAGCAGAATGTGGATGTTACTTTGTGATAGCTATCCTCAAGCACAATATGAATTTGTTGATTTTGACGGAGTGCCTTACAAGACACTTCCTGACGGAACTACTGAGGTTATCACTAGGATTACTATTGATAATTTGGTAAGAGAGATGAGACTGCCTGTTATGGATTATAAAAACAACCCTGTTGTTAATCCTCATGCTAGGCAAGTTTCTGATAATGCTATGCGTTGTTTGGTTAAGAATGTAGCAATGTATGGATTAGGCATAAGTGTTTTTGCCAATATGAAAGATGAGACTTTGCCTGATGAAGAAAAAGATGCTCAACCTAAAGGCAAGAAAACTCCTGTTAAGAAAGTTGAACCTGTACAGGAAGAAACTCCTGTAGAAACAGGCGAAGTTTTTGACGAAGCGTGGGCGGATGTTTTTGTTGACGGAGCAATCAAACTTATTGACGGAGGACTTTATGAAAGTAGAGACCAGTTAGTTGATTTTTATAAATCAAATAGTGAAGCAATAGGAATGTTAAAGGATAAGTTCCCTGAACAAAAAGATAAACTAGATAAGACTATTACATCGTTAATAGATACATTTAAACAAGAAACAAACTCTGAGGAGGGTAAGTAAATGGAAGAAAGAATTCAAACTGACGGAGCAATCTACACCAATAACTATAAGGAGACTGATAAACAACCTGATTGGACTGGTAAAGTTGCGTTTGATAAAGCTTTACTAAAGTTGTTGGTAGATAAAATAAAGAATGGAGAGGAAGCAGAGGTGCGTGTCGCTCTATGGGATAGAAGGTCTAAGAATGGTAACGACTATAAGTATGCTCGTTTTGACATTCCACAACAACAGAAACAGCAAGGAGACCCAAGACCAACTCCGCCTGTACAACAAAGCAGACCAGAGTTGAGTGATGATGATATCCCCTTCTAAAAAACGAACGACTAATAAGGTAGTCAAGATTGATGATGAGGGCAATAAGTGTCCTCATCGTCAAGGTCTTGAGGAAATTCATAAAAGGCTTGAAGAATGTATTGTTCATTTTGAAAGTGCAAATGACAATTACCATGAGGTAAATGTTCACAGTTATAAAATGGTTATGTATGAACTTAGCGATAAGATTAAAAATCTAATAACCAGTAAATAATATTTTAGGAGGATGTCTGGGATGGAAGATAAATTTGAATACGATGATGATTCTGATTACAAATCAAACTTTAGCAGGTGGTTTGCGATGAACACATCAGAAAAAAAAATACATAAAGAAGAACCTTACAACGAAGAAGTTGCTCAAAGGGTTTTTAATGAACAGTATGGAGGCAAAGCTTGGAAAAAAGCAGTATTAAAACCTTTTGCATGGAGAGTTGAAGAAGAATGAAAAGATTTTTCAGTAGATGTATTAATAGGTTTTTAGAATGGTCTTTTCAGAGAACAGAAGATAGGCTATTTAAGAATAAAGAAAATGAGTAAGTGGCGTGGCGGAAAGGGTAGTAGTCCAAGACCTTATGATAAAGATAAGTTTAACGAATCTTTTGACCGCATTTTTAAAAAAAAGGATAAACCAGTTACTGAGTTGAAAAATGTAACTGAAATTAAAAAGGAGAAAAAATAGTGAAGTTTGAAATAAAAGAAGGAATACCAATACCAATTGGCAGAGGAAAACCTAGAAAATATAACATACCTTTAGAGACAATGAAGGTAGGAGACCATATTTTGATTGAGTTACCAAAGACTAGAATACCCCAAGAGGTAAAAATAATTAGGAACTTTGTTCTTAGATATAAACACAACAATCCAAATACTAAATTTACAGTAAGGCAGGTAGAGAATGGTGTTGGGGTTTGGAGAATGTAATGAAAAGATATTTTTTAATTACAGACCATAACAGGGACGGAGAACATGAGTATTACGATAAGGTTTTAGTCAACACTAAAATGACAGATGAACAATTAGATGCAGATTATAAAGATTGGCAACAGAATTTTCTTGCATGGCAATTTGGCTATGTATATTTAGAAGGGGATAGTTGGTGGAGTGATTGCAGGATTGTTTCTATATATGATTGGCAAGAAGTGTCTAAAGATGAGGCTAAAGTTTTAAAAGAATATCTTGGAAACTGGGATTTACAACAGATAATCGCAGACGGAATAGAATCTTTTGAGGAAGAAGATAACAGACAGAAACTAGAAGGTGGGTTAGATGATTGAAGTTGAGAATTGGATGCACAAGATAAGGGAACTTGCTCCTCTTATAGAGAAGTGTGAGTATGCAGTCTTGAAAGCGGATGCTGAAGTAAAGAAGATGCAAGCAATATTAAAAGTGCAAGCATTAGGAGAGGGTATTAAAACTACTTCTGCTCAAGATACTTATGCTGAAAGCAAGGATGAGTTGTTTCAAGCTAGGTTAAGAGTTGCTAGCTACAAGAGTGGATTAAGTGCCTTAAAGATTGAGTTAAGGGCATTAGAGATTGGGTTTGAGCAATGGAGAACAGAACAGGTATCAGCAAGGAAAGAACAGGCTAGATATGGAGCATAAGATAACCAAGATTTTAGTGAATAAGTTACTCAAGTTTCCTGAAGATAAGAGAATGAAAATTGCAATCCTGTTGATTGGTTCTTCTCTTATGGATTTTAACTCTGAAGATATTGATGATTTAACAAAAGCGTTAAATGAAAGGTAGAAATCCTAACAAGGCAGAGTCCAAGCACATGGATATAGTTAGTCAGTTAGGATGTATTGTTTGTAGGAATCAAGGTAGATTAGATGTTCCTTGTGAGATTCATCACACGGACGGAAAAACTAAAAAAGATTCACACTTTAAAGTCTTACCCCTTTGCTTTGAGCATCATCGTATGGGAAGTGACAAAGAACCCATAAGCAGACATCCATATAAAGCTAGATTCGTAAAGGCATATGGAACTGAACAAGATTTACTTAATCAAGTAGATGAATTACTACAGGAAAATAACTACTATGATGACCGACCATTTTGACGCAGCCTGGAGCTGCAATATATTATATTTACCAGTCCCAGGTATTTCCAGGGAGACAGTATGAAGATTGAATTACCATTAGAAGTTTACTACTCAAAAAACAAGAAGTTCATTCTGAACTTAAACAACTATCGCAACGCCCATTATCGAATACTATCAAGTGCTAAAAGAATCTACTCTGAGAACCTTGTAGACAGAATCAGTTATCCAACATACAAAGAGCCTGTTCGTTTGACATACACTTACTACGCTAAAAGCAATAGAAGATTAGACATAAGCAACCCTTGTTCAATAATAGATAAGTTTACTTGCGATGCTTTGGTTAAAGCTGAGGTGTTAGAGGATGATAGTTTTGAGCATATAAAAGAAGTGATTTATAAGTTTGGTGGGGTGGAGAAAGATAATCCTAGATGTGTCTTGGTGATAGATACCATCAAGGATAAAAAATATTTAACTAGTAAATAGAATTTATCTGGAGGTAAATTATGAAGTTAATGGAACAACTGCAAGCAGATTTGCAAGAAAGAAAGGAAGTTTGGTGGGAATGGCACAAAGCAAACCCTGATGTTTGGTTAAAGTTTGAGGAGTTTACTCTTGAAGCAATCAAGTCAGGCAGAAAAAACTACTCTCATTGGGCGATAATCAATAGGATTCGTTGGCATAGTGAGATAGAAACTCAAGGTGGAGAGTTTAAGATTAGTAACGATTACATTTGCTTCTACGCTAGATTGTTTCACGCTCGTTATCCTGTGCATAAAGACTTCTTTAGACTAAAACAGTTGAAACAAGAAAAAATGATGGAAGAATTACAGTCCGCCTTGGAACACAGGGACATTAGCCTTCTTCCTTAATTCAGGAACAAACGCTAATCTTGAGTCTCTTTGCAATTCTAGTTCTCTAATCAAGTCTGATTTAACTATAACGGATATGTCATCCCTTCTCATAACGGCATCTCTTTGCTTTCTCCAGTTCTCTAGGTATCTTTCCAAGGCTCTTACTTGACCTTTAACATTCATTACCCCTTGATAGTTAGCTCTATAAGTTGCCAGTTCATCAAATCGTTTATCTTTCTTCAGGCTGTTCATGGTCTGTGTAACTTTTTGAACTTCTCCTCTTAACTCATAAAACTGTTGTTGCAGTCCACCCATTTTCTTAGTGTCAACAAATAGTCTTTTAAAGACTGGTAGTTTTGTCCAGTTGGTAGGGTTATTGAAAGCATTGTTAGGAATGTATGGGCTTCCTGTAACTGTTCTAGTAATACTATCAGCAACAGATAAAGCATAGCCTCCTAGAGTTCCTGTGTAGCCTTTTAAGACATACTCTATCTTAATAGGTGATATGTTAAGAGCTTCACCTATAAGCCTCGCTAACTCGTTTGTTTGAGGATTCGCCTGATAACCTGCCTGCTTACCTAACTTGTAGTAAGGAACTATATCTGAGCCTGTAAAAGCACTTTTGTTATTGATAGCCTCGAACAAAGGTTTAACTGCTTGAATACTTATGTCTCCACCTATAACTGGTATCTTAGTAGATGTAGCTATCTGTCTTGTTATAGACCTCAATGGGTCTTTTTCTACTTGACCCCAAGCCATATCTATTACTCTTTCAGGTAAAGCTTTGAATATCATACCGACTTCAAAAGGTATAGGTATCTTAACTGTGTAATCCCAAGGTGTAGGTAATAACCAGTTGTCATCTCTTACTTCTCGTTTAGCTTCTTTGTAATCTTCAGTATCACTTACCAGTAAATAATATAATGCAGTTATTCCCATCAAGCTCAAACCTCTTAACAGGGCTGTTTTTGTAATTCTGCTTTTAACATCCTGCATACTCTCGCCCTTTTGCAGTTTTTCTGAAGCAGAATATTGACCAGAGAAAGACCTGTAGAGAACATCAAGACCTTGTATTCTTGCGTTTAAGAATGGTATTGAAGCAGTAATAAGTTTAAAAGTCGGTGAGTTTCCTCTGCGACCAAAATTAATAATTTCTAAAGCTTGGTAGGCTGCGGATGATTGAGCTTCGGCTTCTGTTGCATTATTTTTTAATGCATTTTTATATACTGAATCATATACAGCTTTACGAGTTGCACCATCAGATTTAGTTGTTAATCCACCAAGTCCATCCCACATCTTAAAGAAAATATCTTCTGCGTTCATTCCGTTATTTGGTGAGAGTCCTTGTTGCCTTCTGGTTCTAGCCATGAATTGAACAATGTCACCTTCATCATTAGCAAAGTCATAACCACCTATGATTCCAAACTTTTCTAAGTCTTGCATATCGCCAAACATATTCTTAACTGAATCTATAATTGGTGTATAGCTATCTGAATCTATACCTAGTTCTACTCCTGATGTAACAGCAGAAGATAAGGTATCTCTAAGTATGTTTACAACAACAAATCCTGGGTCTCTTGTAACCATGTCTCTTAAAAATCCTGCTGGCATAGCAAAGAATTTAGTTAAGGCATCTGTTTTAATACCACCTACTGTTTGTATTGCATAATATATTTCTGGGTCTTCTAGTAAGAAATGTTTTTTGTTGCCGTCTTCAAACATAAATATTGTATTTAATCCTGCTGTATCTTTTGCAGGAATTTCTCTAGCCATACCCATTGTTTGCATGTCTCTTACTAATTTACTAACACCATCATTTTTCATAGATGCAGTAAGGATAGATAAAGAGTTTCTAGCTATAGCTTCAAGTGGAGGTACAGTTATTTCTTGTTCTGAACCTTTCATTTTTATTGATAAAGGATTATTAGGTAAATAACCACCACCAATAGCAGGTACTACTCTGCCTTCATCATCAATCATTTCTCTATAAAATGGGTAATAAGATGAATGTGTTATCCATTGCGTAGCTTGTGCCTCACTTAACAAACCTTTGGCTTTTGCAAAACTAATTAATCCGTTATTCCATTTTTGATAATTGTTATAAACTTCTACTACACTTTTATAATTATTTTCTATTTGTTTTATTTGTTCTAAATCTTTTAAAGAAGGTGGTGTATCTATTTCAACACCATTTTCTTTAAGTGTTTTTATTCTTTTAAGTTTTCCGTAAAGACCAAATACATATTCTAAATCTATTGTAGGGTCTGCAAATAATGGTGCGGTAAATTGTACAAATCCACCTTTACCTTTATCTCCATCAATAAATGGATTGTATTTAGTATCTATATCTAATTCATCTACTACTGTTGAGGAATCAACACCCTCAATTTGAAATGCAGGAATACCTCTTGTAAGCATTTGTGCAAACACACCTCTTGCTCTATCTGCTAATCTTAAAGATGCTTCTGTTTGAGTTGTTATTAAACTGTTTGCAAGTCTTACTTCTTCTGCTGCTGTTTCTGCTTCTGCTTCAGTCCATAGTTTTTTAGTTTGAGGATTCTGTCTGCCTTTTTGTAAGTACCATTCTTTAGTTTGACCATTTATTATGTTTTTTGTTATAGGGTCTAAACTATCAATAATTGATGACCTAAATCCATTAAATGATTTCTTTATATTAGTTATAGGGTCAGAAACTATATCTATTAAACGCTCACCAGCAGTAGTAGTAGAACTTTTATGTCCGCTTTGTTTTGCTTGTTGTGTAAACTCTGTAGGAACTTCCATGTTAAGTTCAGTAAGTTTTATTTTAGGAGCAGTTAAATCTTTAGAAAAATCTTGTGCAGCTTTTAAAGCTATATCAGAAGCATTTAAATTATAAGGAGGCACATCTCCTCTGGGTGTTTTCTTAGTAAGTTCTTCAGCACTTTCTACTGCTTTCTTTAAAGAAGCATTAGGATTTATAGAACGCTGTCCAGGTTGAAATGGAATAAACAAATCTTTTTGCTCAGGAGACAAGTTATTTAATTTATTTTGTAATGTTTGTATCTGACTTGTAACTTGACTTATCTGATTTTCAAGTTTGTTTCTATTAGAATTACTCATGTCTCCGACTTCTCTATTACGGACATTGTTTAAGTCATATAGTCTACTTTCTAGTTTACGAATCTGTGTTTCAATTGCTTGTCTTTGTGGCGAACCACGACTTGTAAGAGGTTCTAGTTCAACAGCAACTTCTGTATTTATATTAGGGGTAAAATATTTAGCTATTTGTGCAGAAGAATCTGTTTCTAAACTAAGAAGACCACTTGCTTCTTTTAGAAATACAGATAAGGCTGTTCCTTGTTTTGCAGGCAATGACAATAATTGTCTTACACCATTAACAAAAGCATCCCATAAAGTTTTTTGACCTTGTTGATTGTATTCAATTCCTTCCAGAAACTCTTGAAATTTTCTATTAGTTAAACCAACAGCCAGAAGTTCATCAATATTTTTTACTCCATACTTAACAAAAAAATCTACATTACCAGTTTTTTTTATTTCGCTTTGTATTCGTTTTCTTAATTTTTCTAAATTTTTATAATTACTATCTAATTTTGTATCACCTTCACCAAATCTCCATGAATGTTTAGGATTTGATATTGTGGTAGCTCCTTGAGTTGCAGCATGAATAGCTTCATGTAATATTGTTTCAAAATCTACACTATTATTTCCATTTACATTTACTATGTAAACTCTAAAACGTCCATCATATCCATTACTTCCCATTGTAGGAAACATAGAAACGCCACCAAGACCTCGAATATTTTTTTTCAAATATTTTATATCTCTTAAAAGAACATCATCATTAGTTTTTTGTGCAAGAAAAGATTCATCTGCATAAGTGTAATCAAAAGTTAAACCAAATTTTGTGTTCAACATTTTAAGTTGTTTTAAAACAGACTTAGCTATAAAGCCATAGTCTTTGCTTGGTGCATTTTTTACAAACCATTCCATAACACCTATTAAACTTTTATCTTGTGTACCATTTAATATAAATTCAGAGTCTTCTAATTTTTCTGCTTCTGTTAATGTTCTTGAATCATATAAACCATTTTGATTAACAGTTCTGGTAGTTTTAGTTCCTTTAGGCGGAGCAATAATTCTTCCTTTTATAGGTTCATTTTTTGCAGCTTGAAAGTCTGTATTTTTTGTATCATTGAATGTTGCACCAGCTATATCAAATTCTTCTATATCTTGTGTTGATACTTCTGTTTCTGTATTAACATCTCCATCAAGACTTTCATCTACTTCAGCTATAGGTGCTAGTTCTGCTGTTATAGGAAGTCTATCTAATTCTCTTAAAGTTCTTATTTGATTTCTTTCTCTACTACCAACTTTGCCAGACTCTATATCTCCAAATATATCTGCTGATTTTTTATAACCAGAAGAACGCATAGCCGTACCCATGCCTTTAAAGAAGTCTACAAACTTACCAAATATACCTTTAGCTTTTGGTGGTATGTCAGGTTTAATATCTTTAGCTCTATATAAATCTGCTATTGCACTTTCTATATACAGTTCTTCTATAGCATCAACGCCTTTACCTTCTGATGCAAGTTGTTGAACTTTGTCATTATTTATTATTTTACTTCTTTCATAAAAAGTTTTGCCTTTGAAATTCTCATCAAAATCAACAGGAACTTTTTTACTCTTAACTAATTTTCTGAAATAGTTATATTCTTTTTCAGTAATTAAATCTTTGGCACGAAATGCATGTATAACCTGTGCATCTATAACAGAGTTTAACCTTGCTTGTATTTGTGCATCTGTAAATGTTCCTTCAGGATTAACAGCATTAAAAGATAAAAGAATAGTATCTGTTTCAACATCATACTCTCCTTCAGTTTGTTGTTGTCTAGTTTGTGTAGGGTCAAATATTATTTCACCTTTTCTATCAGCAACTAAATTTGTTGAAGATAATATGTCATTACTTACAATGACACCTGTTTCTGTAAGTCCTAGTTTGTTTAATCTTTTCTTTAACTCTGTAGCAAATTTATTAGTTCTACCTTCTTCTATGACTTCATTGAAGTTCATAATTTTTGGTTCTAATTCAACAGGAGGTAATACTTTGTCTTGTCGCACACGTTCAGATTCTACTAACTGGTCAATAATATTTTGTGGTAACACTCCTTCGTTTTCTTTCCATGCTCTAAATTCTTCTGGTGTTTGACCAAATGATTCTGCTTTTCTAGCTATATCAAACTCAAAGTTATCTCTGATTCTTAAAGTTGAAAATTTACTTCCTTCAGGTGATTCAGCTCTACCACTTGTTTTTAAATCTTCAAAAAAAGTATCTGCTTGTTCTAATAAAATGCCATCGTTAAGTTGTATTTCTTGGTCTAAAGTAATAGGTAGACCGCCTTCTGTTTGTGGAAGTCCTGAACCATAGTATTTTGATTCTCTGCCTACGAATCTATCTTTTAAATATGTTTGAATATCATCATATGTAAATGTTGATTTACCTACACCACCAACAAAATCAGCCATATCTTGTGCTGTATATTCTCTAACTCTAAAGTCAGGTAGAGGTGTAAATACATTAAATTTAGGTAACGAATGTATTCTAGCCAATAACAATTCTCTTTGACCACGATTCATTCCTTTGAACGATGTTGCACCAGTAACCATTGTATTGAATCTATCAAAAGCAATGCTATTAACATCTAAATCTATATTTTTAGATGAAGCTAATTCTTTTAAATATTTTTGTGTAATATTTAATTCTTCTTTATCTGCACGAATAGAAGGCTCGCCTGATTTCTCAGATGCTGTAAATACAGTTTGTGCCATATCAGCATTAAGTGCGTTAAATGCTTTAGGAGATAAAAACTTTTGAGCTTCAGCCATTGTATAAGTTGTTTTAAATGGTTGTTTACGAGTTTTTTCTACATAATCTTTTACTTCTGTTAAATTATCTTGATTGCCAGATGTATCAATTCTTTTCTTTTGTTTTGGTCCTTTATATCTAGAGTCAAAATTAAGAATAGTTTGTAAATTAACTTCTGTATTGTTTGGGTCAAGTACAGTTGCACCAATATTTTGGGCTGTATCACTTTCGCTCAAGCCCATGCTGTATAAATCATTGTCTAATCTAGACTTTAATTTATCTCTTTCGTATTGGTTGTTTTGTTTTTCTCTAAGAACTAAAGCTTCTGTTTCGCTAGATGCTACTGCAACAACAGGATTTTCTGTTGCTTCTATATCAATGACTGCGAATGAGCCATCAACAAGTTGTGTAATTTCTAATTTTGGTTGTGTTCCTGAAACACCTGGAATAGGTATATTTGGTTTAGTTTTAGATTCTTGTTCTTGATATTCGGTAACTTCTCCTTGGTCTATAGCTCTTTCAAATTTACCTTGTTCTTGTAAGTAAAGTTTATTTGCTCTAGCTTTACCTTCTCGGTCATTATGATAAGCAGAACCAGCTCCTCTTTTTCCGCCCATAGAATTTAAGATTACATTAGCACTACCACCAATAATACCTCCAATAGTAAGCTCATCAAACCAACTTTCTCCTATAGGCAATTCATCGCTATATAAACCTCTAGCAGTTAAATCTTGTGCAAGACTGGCTAGTAATTCTTGACTACCTTCAGTTACCGCACCACTACCAAATTGTTTTAATGTATTTGTTATTTGTTCTTTTACAGTAGGATTTTTTAAAGCAGTTTTATTTACTCCTTGTAAAAATCTTGCTACAGGCATTACTTCAGATGCACCTATAACTCCACCAAAAAGTTCAGAAAAAATTTCAGCTAAAGGTCCAACTTCTTCACCCATTTCTTTTGCTTGTGCTTGTAATTCTACTTGTCTAGCTATACCAGTAGGACTAGCTAAAGCTAATGGAAGACCAAATTGACCTGCTGTTTCACTAATAATACCTCTATTAGCTAATGCTCGACCTGCTAAACCAACACCTAAAAAAGGTAAAAATGAACCGACACCTTCTGCAAGTTTAGTAGAATAGTTATCTCTAAATTTTGGGTCTGAAGCAAAAGGAGAATCTTCTCGTAAATACTTTCTATATTCTAGTAAGTCTGTAACAAGTTCACTATCATTACCCATGTCAAATAAACCAGCTAAACCTAAAGGTATATCTGAAGCTAATCCTATAGTTCCCCTAGCTACTGATTTTAATTTATCTCCAGAACTCTCTAAAATAGTAGATTGATTTATATCAATACCATAAGTAGCCATAACATCTTCTGCTATCTGTGTTCTTTTGGTAGGGTCTAAATCATCTGGAACATTTAGAGTTTGACCATTTTCTAATTGATACTTAGCCATTATTCATCCTTTAGGTAAGAGTTAGACCAGAATCATTCATTCTTTGTTTTCTAGTTGCTTCAGAATTTGCTGAAGCATAACCTTGCATAGTAGCTAATCGTTCACTTAATGAATTTATATATCCTTGTATTTGTGCTATTTGTGCAACACTTGTTTTACTACCATCATTTTGTTCTACTAATGTTTTTAACATTTTTGCATAAGTATCAATTTCTTTTCTTAAATCTGTAGCAGGTAAAGCTTTAGTTTCAGCTTCTAACTTACCTGTTTGTGCTTTGTAATAAGCTTCTTGTGCTCCAGCTAAACCTTGAGATGCATCTCTAGTTTGCATATTGCTAGCTATACCAGTAATGCCTTTACCTAAATCAGTTAAGTTTTGAGAACCTAATATAACACCACCTAGTTGAGCCATATCAAGACCAGCCCTTCTTCTATCTGCTTTTTCTTTAGATGCTACATAATCAGAAAGAGATGTAATATTACCTTCAGCAGCCTTATCTCTAGCAGCTTGTATATCAGCTAATCTTTTTTCTTCTGCTTCTCTTGCTAATCTAACTTCTTTTTCTGCATCTGTTTCTTGTTTTTGTTCATTTTGATTTAAAGACAAAGGAGAGTCTCCATCCATTAAAGCATAAGTTGTTCCACCAACTGTAGAACCGCCTAAAAGTTTATATGGTAGGTCTCGTCTCAATGCTTCTCTACCAGTTTGTAAAACTGTGTTTGGATTGTATGGCATTGTAGCTGGCATACCACCCCTTCTAGTTAATTCTTTTTGACCAGCGTTCATAAGTCTTTGTGCTCTTTTAGCATCATAAATTTTCTTTAATCCTGAACCTCCTCTAATACCCAAACTTAATAGTTTAGTAACACCTGCACCAATTCTTGCTCCTGGTGCTGGTGTAAATAAAAGAGCTAAAGATGCAGCATTTAAACCAAGAATTGCTTTTTGTGCAGTTGTTAATCCTTGAGAGTTTTGTATTATTTCTTCTCTTTGGTCTGTAGATAAAGATTCTACTGGAATGGTTTCATTGTTAGGATTAGCAAAAGATTGACTTAAACTATCTCCTCCTAAATTTAAAGAGCCACCATTATCATATCCAGTTATACCACCACTTGCTGCCATTTGCATGGGAGCAGAGGCAGGCATACCACTTAATCCTGGTGAGAAATCATCAGTTGGAGCTGACCCAGATGGTATACCTGCTTGCAAACCTTGAGGTTGAATAAACTCATTAACAACTTCTTCAGCTACTGTAGTAGTAGGCTGTTCCTGCATTGCTGCATAAGCTTTTTCATTCTTTGTTCTTCTTTGTATTTCAGATATAACTAAGTATTGTGGAAAACGAGAACTAGGGTCTTGCGACATTTGAGCAAGTTGTTCTTTATTAACATACTCTAAATCATTTGCTGCTTCTATTAAATTCATATTAACCCATACCTTTATATAGACCTAAACCACTCAATCCTGCACCTACTGCAGTTTGAAATAATCCTGGTTGTTGCTGAAATGTACTTCTCATTTGTGTTGGAGTTACTGGTACGCCTCTTAATACTCCACCAAAATCACTAAGTTGTTGTTTAGCATAGTTCTGTTGTCGTTGAAAATCTTCATAACCTAAATCCATACTAGCTTGTGATAGAGCACGTTGTTGAGAACCAATGCCTTGTAAAGCATTAATTCTAGAAAGAGCATCTTGTTGTTGTGCAGTTCCTATTCCTTGTAGTCCTTCAGCAGAAGCTAAGTTATAACGACTAGATAAATCATAACCACTTTGTCTAAATTTCTCTTGTGCTTGTCTTGATGCTTCATTTTGTTGTGCTGCTGTTAAACCAAGTTTAGCTGCTTGTTGTCTTGCGGCTTCACCTGCTTGATAACCTTGTATTCCTTGTGCACCTTGCTGTTGCAAAGCTGATTGTTGTGCTCTAAATGCATCTAATCCCTGTGCACCCTGTTGCTGTAAAGCTTGTTGGTTCATCTGGAATCCAGATTGATTAAATTTTTCACCAGCTTGTCTAGCAGCTTCTTCTTGTTGTTGAGCACTTAAACCTAAATCTGCAGCTCTTTGTCTAGCTGACTCTCCAGCAGAATATGCAGCTTGACTGAATGATTCTTTTTGTTGTCTTGCTTGTTCGCCTTGTCCAAAAGCAGCTTGAGATAATTGTTCTTGAGTTTGTCTTGCTCCTTCACCAGCAGTAAATTTCTGTAATCCAAATTGTGCTGCACCTAATCCGCCTGCTCTTTCTCTTTCAAGTTGTTGCTGTGCTGATTCAAATGCTGATTGACTGCCTCTTGCTTGTATATCTCCTAATTGCTGACCAAGATTACGCTCTCTTTCTGCTTGTACAATAGCTTCGCGATAACCACCTAAGCCACCTTGAGATGTAGCAGCATCTTGTATACCTTTACCTGATATTTCAGATTGTCTTCTAGCTTCACGTTTTTCTATGTCAGTAACATTTTGTTGATACGGAGACATAAATCTTTGTAAATTATCTTCATAATTTAACGGAGCATAGCTATCTCCCATAGAGCCTGCTTGATAGCTAGACTGTCTAGTAGTTGGGTCATAGCCAGATGTGATATCTCCAGCTTGATAACCTGCATCAAATTGCCCTGCTTGATAAGAAGGAGTAAATTGATTTGCTTGATAAGTTGGTCCTGCTTGACCAGCTTGATAAGTATCACCCATTTGTTGTGGTTGATAACCTGACTGAGCTTCTGTTGCATTGTATTCACCACCAATAGTACCTTGTTGGTTAAATCTATTTTGTGCATCTGTATAAGCTTGAGGAGTACCAGAGGTAGCAAAACCTCTAGTCATTGCTTGTGAGGTCATTTCATCAGGAGAGAAATAAGCTAATCTTTGACCACCATATGGGTCATAGCCTTGAAGACTTTCTGCTTCACCTCTTTGTAGCAGTCGCTTAAAATACGGCTCTACATAATCTGGTAAATCAGTATTAGTTACAGTTGTTTCTGTTGGTGCGGAGCTACCGCCTCCTTTATAATATCTCATTCTTCTGCATCCTTAAAATTATATTCATAAAAAGTAGCTGGTTTTGTCCAACCTTTTTTATTTTTTACCCAATTCCATTGTCCATGTCTACCCATTCCTTCTATGCCATCACATCCAGTTTCTTTAGCAAACTTCTTAATTACATCTATTCCTATTTCTACCCAGTTCTGCATATTGCTTCCAGAAGTATGTTCAAGATTAAGCATTTTTTTTCCTGTAGGATAAGTATTAAACATAGTTATCAAAACACCAGAAATATCTAAATTGTCTTTGTCAAATATAATCCATAAATGACATTTGTTATTTAAACAATCGTAAAAAATATCTTCTACTCTTATTCTATTACCTGAACGGCTAGCAGATTTTTTTAAATATTTTTCACAATCATCCCATACTAAAGATAATTTATCAGAAGTTACTAAAGATAAACTATATTCTTCTGTTTTAGTTTCTGTTGGCTTTATTGCTACTTCATTCATCTTGGTAACATCCCTCCAGCATTAGCAAGCTTAGGTGCTTGTTTAGTAGTTCCTGTTTTTTCGTTACGAACTCTATCCATCATGTCATAAAGTTCTTTAGAGCCAGCATCTGAACTACCATCTCCTAGCATTGATACTACATCGGCTGGAACAATAAACTCATCTTGTGATACAGCTATTCTTTCTTGATTGCCAATACGACCAAATAAGTCATCATCCATTCCGCCATTACCATCACCTTGTATTTGTCCTTCTGTTTGTGCATTAGGAACTAGGCTTTCTAATATTTGTTGTCTTAATTGCATAAATGCTTCATTACCATATTTTTGTATAAAGGCATTAAGAGCTTCATTATTATCAGACTGACCTAGAATAAATTGAGTTACTTCAGTAATAAGAGGGTCAGTTTGACCGCCTTCTTGATAACCCATTGTATCTACAACTTGCGGTGCAACTCTTTGTAAAGCTTCTAAACCTTTATTAGGAAGTGTATCTCCACCTTCTGCTCTACGATTTGGTCTAGATATACGCGATGGACCTTCTCTGTCTATTCTTCTTACTGGCTCAGAAACAGGCATTGGTGCAGGAGTAGGTTCAAGCATTAATTGCTGTATTACTTCTGGTGGTAACTGCTGTATTTCTGGTGGCAATTGTTGCAGAATTTCTGGAGTTAATTGTGGCATTATTGGCTGTGGAACAGGAGGAGCTACAGGCATTGGCTGTTGTACAGGTAATGGCATTGGTTGTTGCATTATAGGTTGAGGCATAAATCCGCCACTAATTATATCTTTTTCATTAATTCCAGATATAGGCTGAGGAATAGATACTGGAGTAGTTACAGGCATAGGCTTAGGTCTTTCTCGTGGCGGTTCTGGCATAAACCCATCTGGTCTTCCTTTTGTAGGTAATTGTGCTATTGATGGAGGCATAATAGGTCTACCCATTCCTGGTCTTCCTGATTCATCAAATTCAAATGGAGGATTAAAAGGTACTGGATTCTCATTAATCATAGGAGGTATAACTGGTTCTGGTCCAAACTTATCTCTCATATCATCAACTTGTTCTGGAGAAAATGTATTATCAAAGTCTGTAACATTAGGTAATCCATTATTAAAAAATCCTGGATTTTCTATTGGAGGTACGCCTGAACCTGGGATTCCTGCACCTGGATTAAAACCTGCTGAAGGTCCTGGTCTTGAAGGAGGTTGTGGGAAAGTTATTGGAGGCGGAATCATAAAGTCTTCACCTGCTCCTGTATCTATTTCTTCTCCTGTGTTTTGATTAAAATTAGAAAAATCTATACCAGTAAAATCAGGAATACCATCTGCACCTATATTACCAAAATCAATACCACCAAAATCAAAATCACCAAAATCATATTGATCTCCTGGGTTAATACCAATTCCTGGAGGAAATTTAATAGGTGGAAAATCAATAGGCGGATAATCTGGTGGTCCATCTGGTGGTCCATCTGGTGGTCCATCTGGTGGTGGTGTAATTGGTGGTCCATCTATCGGTGGTGTTACTGGTGGTGGTGGTGCAGCATTAGTAAACTGCAATCCTTGTGGTGCTTGTCCTGTAAAAGCTGCGTATGGGTCAATAGAAGTTTGTGGTGCAATAGATGCTTGCATACCTCCGTAACCTCCTTTAGAGCCTTCATAAGTATCAATACCTGTTGGCGGTCCACCTCTAGTTAAATTACTAGCAGGAGCACTTACAGTTGCTGGATTAAAATACATTGTTTCTGGTGCAAAACCAGCCATAAAGTCTGGATTGACTTGATAAGCTGCTCTATCAGGTGCATATATCTGTGGAAGTTCTCCACCTGTATAATTTCCACCTCCTCCAAAGAAGCCATCGTCTATACCAAATCTTTCTCCCATTCCTCCTCCTTCACGATAACCTGTTATACCACCTGCTGCAGAGTAAAGAATTGGCTCTGGTGCATTTCTATACATTTCTTCTCTATCTTTATTATATCTGTCTAGTCTATCTGCTTCTTGTTGAGCGAATAGTTCTTGTGAATCCATAATAGCTGTACCGCCCATGCCTATTCCTGCTGGAATATAAGCACCAGGTTGGCTTAAACCTTGAGCTAAATTACCAAATCCTGAGCCAAGTTGATTACCTGCTGCATCAGCACCAGCACCTACAAAAGTATTAGCATTTACTGCTTGTCCAAACCCTTGTTCTGCTAATGGATTTATAACATTAGAACCAACCATATTATTTCCAAATGCAGATTGTAAATTCTGTATTCCTGTAGAAGATGCTGCAGTTTTTGCTGCTTCTGCACCTGCTTGTTGTGTTGCTTGATTAATTGCATTAATGCCAGCTTCAGTTCCCATTTCTCCTGCTGTCGTTACTGCGGATGTTGCTACATCAGTACCTGCTGCTGCTCCTGCTGCTCCTGCTGCTCCTTGTAAAGCAGAACCTATTCCATAACCAGTTAAACCAGCTAACATACCTTTTTTAAGGTCTCCTGTTACTAATGTTGTTGCTGCTGCTGAACCTAAAGCTCCTGCTGCTAAAGAAGATAAACCAGCACCTGCTACACCTGCTCCACCTAATCCTGTTAATAATGCACTACCACCTAATGATCCAAGTAGTGGTGCTAAGAAAGGTAAGAAAGCTTCAGGCTGTCCTGTTTCTGGATTTACAGTTATAGGCATTGCTTGTGCCAGTCCTTTAACTTCTGCAGGATTAACATGAAGTAGCATGGAATCGCCATAACGACCTTGATTTGCTACATTTTGTGTTTGTTCTTTTATGTTCATATTTGTGTTTCCACCTTTATTAAAATTGTATCTTGTTTGTCCGCCTTGTGCTGTAAGATTTATGTTACTTTTTCCGCCTTGTCCTGTTCCTTCTTGCGGTCCGTAATAACCCATAAAATTTCTTAGTTGTGCGTATGGGTTAAAACCAGCATCATCAATACTTCCAAAATATTGTTTTACTTTTTTTAATCCTGTTGCTTCTGTTTGAGGTTTAAAATCAAAAGTATCTACAACACGATAACCACCACCTTCTTGGGGAATAGCTGTAGCCTGTCCTAAAAATGTTTTTAAATTGTAATTAGGATTTTGTATTTTACTTGCTAAATCTCCTACAGACATATCACTTGTTCTATCAACATCTGCATATTGGCTGCCTTCAGATGTTGTTGCATAATCTTTATATTCAATAAGATTAGGGTCTAGTCCTTGTGCTTTTTTTTCTGCAATTCTTTCTGCTGTTTGACTACGAGCAATAACCTCTTTAAGTGTTTTTTTTTCTTCTGTTGATAAATCTTCTTCTGTTCTATCTTGATTAGGATTTAAAAATTGTCTTACATTAATTGGTAATATAGGTTCTCTTTTTTTTGTTTTTTTCTTTGGTTTAGTTCTTTTTTTTTCTTGAGGTTTAACTCTTTCAACACTAGATGGTTTCTTTTTCTTTGGTTGAGGAATGATTAAACTTGCACCAGCTTGTATTTTATTAACATCTTTTATTTTATTAGCTGCAGCTAAATCCTTTACAGATATACCTAGTTTTTTAGATATTGCACTAAGAGTATCGCCTTTTTTAATTTTATATTGCATTATCTATCCTCTTTGGTTTCGCATCCAAACATGTTAAAACTCATGTCAACCGCACTCGTATAAACTTTTATAACATCTGTTTGATTTAATGTTATACCAATTACCAAAG